ACAGGAAAGAACCTACTTAAATCGTTAAGATCTTTTGTAACAAGAGCAAAAGAAGAAGCAGATAAATTAACATGAAGTTAGATACGACAAAAATAGTTCAGAGCAGATTGAAATCTACTCAATACTTTCAGGAGGAAACTCCTAAGAATCAGATTTACTTGCACCACACAGCAGGTAATGGTAATGCTGTTGGAGTTGCTAAATATTGGGATAGCACAAAAGATAGAATTGCTACGGCATTTATCATAGGCAATCAAGGTACAATTGTGCAGTGCTTCTCATCAAGAGAATGGGCATATCATTTGGGATTAAAGAACGCTCCGTTCTCAAATATGGGAGTTCCTTACAAAGCACTTGACAAAAACTCAGTAGGTATTGAGGTATGTAACTGGGGTATGTTAAAAGAGAAGAACGGTAAGTTTTACAACTACGTTGGTGGGTTGGTTGATGACAGTGAAGTTACTGAGCTAGACAAGCCATTCAAGGGATATACATATTGGCATAAGTACACTGACAAGCAGATTGAGAGCTTACGTCAATTAGTTGTATATTTGTGTGAAACTTACGACATTCCTAAAGAATATAATGATGACATTTGGGATTTATCGAAGAGGGCTATGAAGGGTGAGAATGGTATATTTACACATAACTCAGTAAGAAAAGACAAGTCTGACATGTATCCATGTCCGCGAGTAATTGAGATGTTAAAGAGTTTGTAATGAAAAAGCAGAAGGACATATCATCATTTATAGCAAAGCCAAAGGTAAAACGACCTGGTGTTCATGCTAAGACAAAGACTAGCAAGACAAAGACGAGTAAGAATTATAAAAAACAATATAAATCGCAAGGCAGATGAAAGTAAATAATTATCCAGTTAAGACACCTGCGGCAGGTGATAGGTTATTTGGAAGTGATTCGAATGGAGATCAAGTTCAGTTTGATATGACTGATTTTGGTGGTGGTAGTCATTATATAGGAGAACTTGTAGGAGGAGGTATAGTAGTTGCTCTTTGGAAAGAAGGTACTACTGAAAAAGCTCTTATAGCAAGTTTAACAAACTTATCTACTGGTATTCAATGGGCTTTACCAGCATTTCAATCTACACTTATAGGACCTGCTGCTCAAAGCTTTAGTGATGGTCTAGGTAATACAAATGCTATTATAGCACAAACTACTGCTCCAGCCGCAAATACATATGCGGCAGGTTTAGCAAGACTTCATTCTGGTGGTGGTTATAATGACTGGTATTTACCTTCAAACTGGGAATTAAACATGTGTTATAATTCAGCAGCTATAGTTAATAAAGTTTTAGGTACAGATAGTTTTACAGGTAATGCCTCCTATTGGAGTAGTACGGAGTACATCAGCAACTACGCGTGGTACTTCAACTTCATCAGTGGGCTTGCCAGCTTCAACTTTAAGTACAACTCTTATTATGTGCGTGCTGTAAGAACATTTAGCATATGAAAGTAAATAATTATCCAGTAAAGTTACCTGCGGCAGGTGATAGACTATTTGGCAGTGATTCAAATGGAGATCAAGTTCAGTTTGATATGTCAAACTTTAGTAGCACTACATATAAAGTTTATACAGCTTTATTAACTCAAACGTCAACAAACGCACCTGTTGCTATAGTGCTAGAGAACACCATTGGAAATATTGTTTGGGCTAGAGATACAACTGGAGAATATTTAGCTACATTATTGGGTGCATTTACAAATAATAAAACATATTTGATGATTAATCAAACATCATCAGGTGAAAATACTTTTAGTGTTAGTGATGTAGATAGATTAAGTTTAATAACTTATAATTCTTCAGGGGCAGCTCAAGATAATAAATTAAATAAGACAAGTATTGAGATTAGAGTATATAACTAATTTAGTTATATTTGCATTATAAAATTTAATAAAATGAAAAAAATTGAACAAGACGAACTGTCTAAATTGACAGAGCTTAACCGCAACTTTAGAGATCTTAAATTTGAAGTAGCTGACATTGAGCTTTCATTCGAAAGACTTAAAAGCAAAAAAAAATCAACGCTGGCTAATTTAGATATTGCAGCACATGATTTAGCAAAGTACCAAGAGGATATAGTTGCTAAATATGGTGATATAACTATCAATCTACAAACAGGTGAGTATAATTAGAAAAATATCGGTTGGTCCTGATTATATGAAGTCAATGAACTACACTGTTGGACAAGAAGTGCTAGATAAAACTTATAATATATATCAGATTATAAGAACTGAAGATGGCATAAAACTTTATATTATTAAGAATGATGAGATTACTCTATGGAAAGAGTTTTCAGTTTCAATGCCAGTATCTATTGAATTTAATATAAATTTCTAATGAAATCACCATACTGCTTTATCATCAAGCCAATTGATGGTAGGAGGTATGACAATATAAGGACTTACGGAGATCGTGAGTTTATTGTAAGTGCCTCCCAAGAAGATCATACTGTATCAAATAGATTTGCAGAAGTTCTATCTATACCTGTTTATTATAATGGTCCAATAGTTCCTGGAGACATTGTGGTAGTTCACCATAATGTTTTTAAGTTTTACTATGATATGCGAGGCAGACAAAAGAGTAGTTGGCATCACTTAAAAGATGACTTGTTCATTGTTGAGCCAGAACAAGTATATCTATACTCCAAAGATAAAAACCTTTGGAGTGCACCATCTCCATTTGTTTTCGTTAGACCTATTCCATCTGAAGATAAAATATTCAGCCCTATATCTGGTCTTGAAGAATTATGGGGTGAATTAGTATTTAAGAATGATGAATTAGATGAGGTAGAGATTGGAGATATTGTATCATTTACTCCTGATAGCGAGTATGAATTTAGAATAAATAACGAGATTCTTTATAGAATGTACAATCGAAATATATGTCTAAAAAAGTAGAGATATTAGAGGCAGCAAAAGTTGCTATTGATGAGCTGATAAAAGTATTAAAAGAGCCAATTATAACTCGATCTGAGGATGATATATCAGCAGATAAATTAAAGAACGCTGCATCGGCTAAAAGGTTGGCATTTGAGGATGCTTTGAATATGTTAGCTAAGATTGAGGAGGAGGAAAATAAAAGTAGCGATTCGCAGATTCCTACGATAAACGTAGGAAATGGTGGATTCGCAGAAGGCAGGGCAAAAAAGAAGTAAATACTTTTAACAATAAGGCGTATAAATGGAAAATAATCTTTACGTTATACTTGATGATTACATTCCTAAGAATGTATTGACAACTAAGAATAGGCATAAGTCTTGGGAGTATGGTTATGATCCAAAATATGATTTGGTAGTTATATCAAAAGATGGTACAATAGGTCAGATATATGATATCAATAGTGTTAAGATTGCACTTCCTTCAACACCTGAAAAAGTTACCGATTACGGCAACAAATGGGTAGCACAAGAGTATCCATCTGAACTACAGAAAATCAAGACAATATTTGATTGGAATAGAAGAGATAATGCGTTTAAATCAAAGTATGTTGACTTAATTGAAGGTGAGTTTGACAAAAGAGAGAATGGTTATTGGTTTATGAATAATAATGTTCCTACATATATAACAGGAACACATTATATGTATTTACAATGGACAAAGATTGATATTGGTCTACCTGACTTCCGAGAATCAAATAGGATATTCTATATTTATTGGGAAGCATGCAAGGCTGACAATAGATCTTTTGGTATGTGTTACCTAAAAAACAGGCGTTCTGGTTTCTCGTTTATGTCTAGTTCTGAGATAAGTAATACAGGTACAATAGTTCGTGACTCAAGAATTGGTATTTTATCTAAGACTGGATCGGATGCTAAAAAGATGTTTACTGACAAGGTTGTTCCGATTGTAAGAAACTATCCATTTTTCTTCAAGCCAATTCAGGACGGTATGGATAATCCAAAAACTGAGTTGGCGTTTCGCGTTCCTGCAAGTAAGATTACTCGTAAGAACATGGACCAAGAAAATCAAGATGATATTGATGGATTGGATACAACAATTGACTGGAAGAACACAGCGGACAACAGTTACGATGGTGAGAAGCTATTAATGCTTGTACATGACGAATCAGGAAAATGGGAGAAGCCTGAGAACATATTAAACAACTGGCGAGTAACAAAGACATGTCTTAGATTAGGTAGTAAGATAGTTGGTAAGTGTATGATGGGTTCAACATCAAATGCATTATCAAAAGGTGGAGAGAATTTTAAGAAGTTATACAACGATAGTAATCCAACATTAAAGTCTGCTAATGGACAAACGAAGAGTGGTTTATATTCTTTGTTCATTCCAATGGAGTGGAATATTGAGGGGTATATTGATGAGTTCGGTTGGCCTGTATTTGAAGATCCTGACAAATCAGTAAGAGGTATTGATGGTGAGATGATAACGCAAGGCGTAATTACTTGGTGGAATAATGAGGTCGCTGCATTGAAAAGTGACTCAGATGCATTAAACGAATTTTATCGACAATTTCCAAGAACAGAATCGCATGCATTTAGAGATGAGTCAAAGCAGTCTGTATTTAACTTGACAAAGATATACCAACAGATTGACTATAATGATTCACTTATAAAAGATCGTGTTTTAACAAGAGGATATTTTCATTGGAAGAATGGTAAGTTAGATAGTGAGGTAGTATGGACACCTGATAAGAATGGCAGGTTTTTAGTATCTTGGATTCCAAATCAACAACTGAGAAATAGAGTTATAACAAGAGGTGGTAAAAAGTATCCTGGTAATGAGCACATGGGTGCTTTTGGGTGTGACCCTTATGACATATCAGGGGTTGTTGGCGGCGGAGGTTCGAATGGTGCTTTGCATGGCATGACTAAATTTCACATGGAGGAAGCACCAACGAATGAGTTCTTTTTAGAGTATATAGCAAGACCGCAGACTGCTGAGATATTTTTTGAAGATGTTTTAATGGCTTGTGTTTTTTATGGTATGCCATTATTAGCTGAGAATAACAAAGCTAGATTATTATATCACTTTAAAAATAGAGGGTACAGGGCTTTCTCAATGAATAGACCTGACAAACACAAAACAAAACTATCTAAAACTGAAATAGAAATAGGTGGAATACCTAACTCATCTGAAGATGTAAGACAGGCTCATGCATCAGCCATTGAAACATATATTGAGGAATATGTAGGCCTTGATACTGAGGGAACTTATAGAGATCCTGACTGCATGGGATCGATGTATTTTACAAAGACTTTGGAAGATTGGGCTAGATTCGATCCAAATAATAGAACAAAACATGATGCTTCCATTAGCTCAGGTTTAGCTATTATGGCTACACGTAAGCATTTGTTTGATGTAGAGAAAAAGGAATCAAAAATAAGTATTAAATTTGTAAAATACGATAATCGTGGAATCAGAAGCGAAATATTAAAATAATGGAGAAATTATCAGTTGTAATTTATCAATCACCCTTTCCAAACCAAATGGCTAGTGATGAAGAAAAATCTACCGTTGAATATGGTTTGAAAGTAGCAAAATCAATTGAGGGTGAGTGGTTTAAGCGTAAAGCAAATACATGTCGGTTCTATGATCAATGGGGTGAATTCCATCGTTTAAGATTATATGCAAGGGGTGAGCAACCTGTACAAAAATATAAAGATGAATTAGCTGTAAATGGGGATATGTCTATGTTGAATTTAGACTGGACTCCAATACCTATTATACCAAAATTTGTTGACATTGTTGTCAATGGAATGAATGATAGGTTGTTTACTATTAAAGCTGAATCTCAAGATGTTATGTCTGCTGAAAAGCGGAACATATTTCAAGATATGATTGAGGCTGATATGGTTGCCAAGGATTTTTTGCAAATGACAAAAGATCAATTTGGTATTGATGCATTCAATGTAAGTCCTGACGAGTTACCAGAGAATGATGAAGAGTTGGCTCTTTATATGCAGCTAAAATACAAGCCTTCTATTGAGATTGCTGAGGAGGTTGCCATTGATACTATTCTTAAGATGAATGAGTACTCAAAGACAAAGAAGTTAATTGATTATGATTTAACTGTATTAGGTAAGGCTGTTGCAAGACATACATTTTTAGTTAACGATGGATTAAAAATTGATTATGTAGATCCTGCAAATTTCATTCATAGTTATACTGAGAAAAATGACTTTTCGGATTGTTATTATTTTGGTGAGGTTAAGCAAGTTCATTACACTGAACTTTTAAAGATTAATCCAAATTTAACTGATGAGCAATTAAAAGAAATACGAAATGCCTCATCTGCTTGGTATGACTACTTTCCAATTATTAGAAACTACCAAGATGATGCCTTCTTAAATGAAGTAGTAACATTACTATACTTAAATTACAAAACTACCAAGCGATTTGTATGGAAGAAGAAAATCCTTGAGAACGGTGGTGAGCGAGTAATTAGAAAGAATGATACGTTCAATCCTCCAGTTGAGGAAGGAATGATGTTTGAGAAAGTTGAGGCTGTAAGAGATGTTTGGTACGAAGGTATATTAGTAGGTGGATCTAACATCATGTTGAAATGGGATATGATGAAGAACATGGTTAGACCTAAGTCAGCTACACAGAAAGCACTTCCTAACTATGTGATGTTTGCACCTAGAATGTATAAAGGAAATAACGAGTCATTAGTAAGACGTATGATTCCTTTTGCTGATCAGATACAACTTACTCACTTAAAGCTGCAACAAGTAATGGCAAGAGTAGTTCCTGATGGTGTGTTCATTGATGCTGATGGTATTAACGAAGTTGATCTTGGTACAGGAGCAGCGTATAATCCAGAGGACGCGTTAAAACTATACTTTCAAACTGGTAGTGTTATTGGTAGAAGTTACACTCAAGATGGTGAATTCAATAATGCTAGAGTTCCTATTCAAGAGTTAAATTCAAATAGTGGTCAGTCTAAAATGGCTGCATTGATAGGAAGCTACAATCACTACTTAAACATGATACGTGATGTGACTGGGATCAATGAAGTTAGAGACGGATCAACTCCTAGCCCTGACGCATTAGTTGGTGTTCAGAAACTAGCTGCATTGAACTCAAACACAGCTACACGACATATATTAGAAGGAGGCCTTAATATTACTAAGAAGCTGGCTGAGTGTTTATCAATACGAATTGCTGATATATTAGAGTACTCTGACTTTGCTGAAGAGTTCGCTATGCAGATAGGTAAATATAATGTGGCAATACTTGATGACATTAAAGATTTGTATTTACATGACTTTGGTATATTCATTGAGTTAGCTCCAGATGAAGAGCAGAAGCAAATGCTTGAGGCTAACATTCAGGTATCGTTGCAACAACAAACAATTGATCTAGAAGATGCTATTGACATTAGAATGATCAATAACATTAAGCTAGCAAATGAGTTATTGAAATTGAAACGAAGAAAGAGAATGGAGCAAAAGCAGAAGGATCAAGAAATGCAGTTCCAAATGCAAATGCAGAGTAATATCCAATCTCAGCAAGCGGCCGCTGAATCTAAAGCTCAGTTAGTTCAACTTGAAGCTCAATCTAAAATACAATTGAGAGAAGCTGAGATGAATTTTGCGGTTCAACAGATGCAGGCTGAGGCGGCTATTAAGGCTCAGTTGATGGATAGAGAGTTCCAGTACAATATGCAGTTAAAAGGTATTGAGACTGAAAACTTGATGAAGCGAGAAGAGAAAAAAGAAGAGGCTAAAGATAAGCGAGTTGATCTTCAGGCAACAAGACAATCAGAACTTATAAATCAGAGAAAGAATAACTTACCACCATTGAACTTCGAAAGTTCAGAAGATTCTTTGGATGGCTTCGATTTAGAATCATTTAGTCCTAAATAGTTGTTTACAGTAAACATTTTACTGTAACCAATATAATGTAAATATGGCATATATAGAACACAATTTCTTTCCTTTGAAGGTATTCGTAAGGAATGAGTACATGTATCAATTTAAAAAAGGGTATGGTGAATTTACAGAAGGCGTAATTATATCGGTAAGATGTATGCCAGGTCAAGCTGCATTATTTCAAGTTTTACTTGATAATGGTGTCATGAGAGATAAGTTACCTAGCCATGCGTTACTAACTGAACCAGAGTTACCAAATCCCGATCTACCTTTCCATTACTTACAGATATGGAACTGTTTTAGCTATCGTTTTACATTGACACAACTTTCTTATGTGTATGATACAAATGTTGATGTATATATGAAAGATAGGCAGTGGCACAAAGGAACTTATTACGCTACAATAAATTGGGGGTCTAACGATATAAATACTGATATTACATTGGCTGAAGATCCACTAGAGCACAAGTCACATCATATAATATTACTTGATAACGGTAAGATAGCCTTACAGCCAAACAACAGGGTACGCTGGTATGAGCCTTCATTTGTTACAAAAGAGTTTCCATCTAAGCCTGACTACTTGGTTAATAACACTTGGTTTAACTGCGAAGGGTTTGATAAGTGGCATACTGAAGATTCAGATGCTATGTTTTATGACAACGTAGACCTAGATTAATCGGATTTTTACCGATTATTTACTTGCCAAATTGCATGAATTTTTCCAGATTTGGCAACTGAGAAACAGCCAAAACATCAAAAAAATCTTTATTTTGGCTCATGCATAATATATTAGCTATTTTGCCTAAAATTATATGCTTTTGCATAATATATTAGCTACTTTACTAATTATATATGTTTTAAAATATAATTATTATCTTTGTAAAAATTTAATCAAATGGAAGGAGAATTTAAAGTAAGAGCAGTTGAGTTCGAGGAGAAGTCAGTTGCAGAAATAGAACAACAGTTGTTGGATAAACATGCTGAAGAAACAGGACAAGTTCAAGATGAGCCAACTGTGGATAAAGTTGATATTAGTGTGCCAACAGACACACCAGTTGAACCTCAAGAGATTGAGATAGACGACAACAAAGTTCTTTCATATATTGGAAAAAGATATAACAAAGAGATTAGCAATCTTGATGAGTTGTTTGAGCAACGTTCAAGCAATGAGGATTTAGATCCAGAGGTTGCTACCTATTTGAAATATAAAAAAGAGACTGGTCGTGGAATCGAAGACTTTATTAAATTGAATAAAGATTACGATTCAATGGATCAGGACCAATTGCTATTTGAGTATCGAAGAAATCAAGATAAAGATCTTGACATTGATGATATCAAGTTCGATCTTGAAACTCAGTTTGGATACGATCCAGATTTTGAGGAAGAGAAGGAAATTAAGAAAAAGCAGTTGGCTAAGAAAAAAGAACTCACAAAAGCTAAGGACTATTTCAACAGCTTAAAAGAACAGTATAAAGTTCCTCTTGAGTCAAGAGAATCTTTTGTTCCGCAAGAAGAGAAAGAGTCGTATGAAGCATATAAGAGTTATAAACAAGCTGCGGCTCAAACTGATGAAGAGCAGTCAAAAAGGGCAAGGTATTTCAGTGAGAAGACTTCTGATTTATTCTCTGAAAAGTTCGAAGGTTTCGGATTTAATTTAGACGAGAATAAAAAGTTAGTTTACAAACCATCTGAAGCACCAGACCTGCTGAAAGAGCAATCTAATCTTCAGAACTTTGTATCAAGGTTCTTAAATGATGATGGTTATCTTAAGGACGCTGAATCTTTCCATCGTGCTATTGCAGTGGCTTCGAACCCAGAGAAGTTTGCCAAGTTTTTCTACGAGAAAGGAATGGCAGATGCGGTTGACAATGTGGCTAAAGAGTCAAAAAATATTGACATGACTCGACAGGCTACGCAAGTCACACCAGCACCAGGTTTCAAAGTTACGGCTATAGATGATGATCGTGGCAACAGATTAGTAATTAGAAACAAAAACAAAAATTAGAAAAAATGGCTGGTACATTACAAGCGAGTCCTGGTGTTGCAATTACACCTAGCTCCGTTAAGGCAGCATTGCCTACAAACTACATTACAAACTTTGATTTCTTGAATCAGTATCTTCCTGATACTTATGAGCAAGAATTCGAGCGTTATGGTAATCGATCTATCGCATCTTTCTTGCGTATGGTTGGTGCTGAACTTCCTTCTAACTCTGACTTAATTAAGTGGGCGGAGCAAGGTCGTTTACATACTAAGTATACTGCTGTTACAGCTGTAGGTGCTTCAGGTGGTGATGATGTTGTTACTTTTGATATTGGTTCAGCAACTTGTGTTTTCCGAGTTGGTCAAACTGTATTCTTATCAAACAATGCATCTTCATCTTCATCTTACAAAGGTATCGTAACTGAATGTCCTGTATCTGGAGATGCAACTCGTTTTAAAGTTGCTTTCTACAATGCTGGTGGTATTGCTACAGCTGATACTGGAGCTACATTTACTGCTTTCGTTTATGGTTCTGAATTCAAAAAAGGATCTAACGGAATGTCAGGTTCATTAGAAGCTCAAGATAGCATTTTTGAAGTATCTCCTATCATCATCAAAGATAAATATGTTGTATCAGGATCTGATATGGCTCAAATCGGATGGGTTGAAGTAACTACTGAGAATGGAGCTACAGGTTACTTATGGTATATGAAGTCAGAGCACGAAAACCGTTTACGTTTCGAAGATTATATGGAAATGGCAATGGTAGAAGGTGTT